GAAAATATAAACCAATTAATCCTCAGAAGTACAAAGGTGACCCAACAGATATTGTAATGAGATCTAGCTGGGAAACAAAGTTTGCCGTCTGGTGTGATCATAATTCTGCTGTAATAGAGTGGTCTTCCGAGACTACTATCATTCCTTACATATGCCCTACCGATAATAGAGCTCATAGATATTTTACAGATTTTAAAGTGAGAATTAAGGATAATGCAGGGAACGTTAAGGTTTACATTGTTGAGATTAAACCTGATAAGCAAACTAGGCCTCCTGAGATACCTAAAAGAAAGACTAGAAGGTTTATTCAAGAGGCTCTTACTTGGGGAAAGAATGATGCTAAGTGGAAAGCTGCAAGAGAATACTGCAAAGACAGGGGATATGAATTCATAATAATTACAGAGAACGAATTAGGTATTAAGTAACCTCTTGAACCCTGACATAGTGATTATAGCGCACACAAATTATCAAGTCAACTTTTATAGATAAATACTTATATGGGCATATACACAGAGATCTTCAAAAAGAATCACATCGAGATACAACAGGCTTCTAAAAAATCACAGACGTGGTTTCAGCAGCAAGCTGGACTGTTGACCAAAAATAATGTCACAGCAACACGATTAATTAGATCAGAGCCAGCTCGAAACGTTAACAGAGTAGTCCCTGGTGAGATGTACTTATTTTCTTATAGTCCTAAACATCAGGACACATTACCGTATTGGGATATGTTTCCTCTTGTGTTCCCGTTTAAGAAAATGAAAGATGGGTTCATAGGGTTAAACTTACACTATCTACCCTACCCCATGCGTATACAGCTTCTAGAAAGGTTAATGGATTTCAAGACAAATTCGTTAATGAACGAGAACACCCGTCTTAAGTATTCATGGAATATGATTCAAGGCGTATCAAGGTTCAAAATAGCTGAACCTTGTGTCCATCGGTACTTGGCAGATCATTTACAATCCCCAATGAAAAAAATCGATGCAAGTGATTGGGCAACAGCACTACTACTCCCCGTTGAGAAGTTTGTTGGAGCATCTAAACGAACAGTTTGGTCGGACTCACTAAAATGATTACAAATTTCATTGGACAGATAAAAAGTAAAGGGCTAGCTCGTACTAATAGGTACCGAGTAAGAATACCTTTTCCGACAACAGATGGAAGGGGTGTACAGCTTGCTGAGTTATTCTGCGAAGCTGTTACATTACCAGGAGTGACAATTGCAACGACTGCTGAACGTTTTTATGGTGAAAAGCGTGAGATGCCTTATGAGAGGATGTTCGATCCTGTAACAATGAACTTTTATGTTGATACCGAGATGACAGTGAAGAGATCATTTGATAGTTGGTTAAATTATATTATTAATCCCTCATCAAGAGCTGTTCAGTACTATAACTCCTACACTCGTAATATCCAGATATACGTTGATACAGTAGATGAGAAAACTCCATATATGCTAACTCTGTATGAGGCTTATCCCAAGAGCATTGGGACTATTCAGATGGGATATGAAAGTCGCGAAATAATGAAGTTATCAGTTACACTTGAATACCGATATTGGGATGCTAGCAATGAATCATTTGAATAAACTCTTTAACACTACACCAATTGAAACCTTACCATCAACAGAAGTGCTACCTGCCCTGCCGGTTCACACAGATAACGTATCTGCAAATGTTGATTATGACTACGAAAGAACAAGATCAAATTTACACAGCTTACTAGATCAGGGTCAAGAGGCTCTACTTCATGCATTAGAGGTTGCAAAACAATCTGAGCACCCAAGAGCATTTGAGGTAGTGGGCAACATGATGAAACAGCTTGCTGATGTAAATCATCAGTTACTTGACTTAACAGAGAAAAGAAATAAGTTAAGAACAAAAGATCCAGAATCACAATCACCAGGTACAGTTAATAATAACGCGATCTTTGTTGGATCTACTGCTGAACTAAATAAAATGCTCCAGACTTTGAATAAAGGATAATAGTATGACACTACCCATGAATGCGACCCCTGTTTACACTCTTGAAATCCCGTCCACAAAAAAGTCGTTTAAATATAGACCGTTTGTTGTGAAAGACGAAAAGGCTTTACTTATAGCTCAGCAGTCAGAAAGTATTGGCGTGATGCTTGATACAGTTAAGGAAGTTATTAAGTCTTGTGCAAAGAGTGACATCGACGTTGAGAAGTTAGCATCGTTTGATGTTGAGTATATTTTCTTACAGATGCGAGCACAATCGGTAGGTGAGATTGTTGAGTTGGTATTCTCGTGCGATATTGACCACGGTGAAAATAACGAAAAAGCTAAAGTTGTAAAACAGATTAACTTACTTGACGCTAAGGTTGAGTTTTCGGAATCTCATCAGTCAAAAATTTCTCTGTTTGAAAACGTTGGTATTGCAATGAAGTACCCCAACATCGAAACCTTAAAGAAGTTAGAATCTCAACTGTCCGAAAACGAAATTGATCAAGCAATCGACATTATGGTTGACTGTATTGATTACATCTATGACGACGAGGAAGTGTTTCAGATTAGCGAGCAACCAAAGCAAGATGCCGTGGACTTTCTCAACAACTTAACTTCTGAGCAGTTTACAAGAATTCAAAAGTTCTTTAGAACTATGCCGCAACTTCGAGTATATGTCGACTACACCTGCCCAGTGTGTGGCCGTGAGCACGAGAAGTATATGGAGGGACTTGCAAGTTTTTTTTAATAGCATTAGCGCATGACAATTTGTATAACTTTTATAAAACAAACTTTGCGCTAATGCAATACCACAAGTACAACTTGCAAGACCTTGAAGACATGATCCCCTTTGAGCGAGAGATCTACGTAACAATGTTGCGGCAATACTTAGACGAAGAAAAACAACGACTCCAGTCGAGGCAACCATAATGGAACGATTACTACAGCAGCAAAACAGACTCCTTGAGACACAGGATCGTAATCTTGATAAAGCATCAAGAGATGGCGATCGACTTGTTGAAAAGGTTCAAGAGCTGACTGATGTAACGCAGAGTGGTTTATTAGATAACAATAAAGGTCTTAACAGTAATGTCATTAAGCTCACACAAGCACTTCGTGAGTCGTTACTTGCCCGTCGCAATAATACTGCCGCTCAGGACAATCCTAATGATAATACTTCTCAACGAGCGGTTCAATCTTCTATAATACCTGTTGAATCTAGGTCTCAAGAAAACAAGCAGTTGAGAGAGAGGTCAGTAGCGTCAACCGAAAAGGCCGATGAAACACCTCGGACACTTACTGATGGAATTAAGAACGCAGTAGAAAACTTCAAGAAAAGTTTTACTCTTGAGGGGATGTTTGATATAACAGGAGATGGCAAGGGCATTATTGGATCTCTTGTGTCTGGATCAAAGACGCGTCGTAGACGAGGTACTCCTAATCAAGACATGGGTCGTAATGATAATGCGCTACCTATAGAAGAGCAGTCAACTCCCGCATCTAATGTAATCCCTTTCCCTCAAAAAGACAGTGGTGCGCCTCTATCATCAAGTGCTGAAGAGACTCAATCCGAAAACCTCCGTATGATGGAGGATCAGAATCAAACGCTCAAGCAGATAGAAGAGAACACTCGTCCTTTAGCTGACCTTGGATCACAATTAGAGAAACTGGGAGCGGGTCTGGCAGCTGGTCTGGCAGCTGGTCAATCTGAAGGCGGTGGGTCATTACTTGGACCCATTCCTACTGGAGGCTCCAACAAGACACCTAAGGGATCTCCTAAACCCAAAGGGACATTCCGTAATGCAATATCTAGACTTGGAAGTCCTGCTGCTAAACTTGGCGGAGCTGCCCTTGCTGTTGGAATGGGTGCTTATCAAGCGTATAGCGGATTTTCTTCTGCAAGTGAAGAAGAACAACAACAGCTTGCATCAATAGAAGAACAACAACAATCTGGTCAACTAACTAAAGAACAAGCTGACGTACAACGACGCGAGATAGTAGATACGACAGACGTAGTACAGTCTGAATCTGTAGGCGGCGGTCTTGGGACAGCAGCAGGTGCACTTGCTGGAGCAAAAGCAGGGGCAATGGTAGGTACCTTTGCTGGCCCAGTTGGAACTGTTGTGGGAGGTTTGGCTGGAGGAGCAATTGGAGCAATTGCAGGATCGGGAGTGGGCAAAGATATCGGTCGTGGGGTCGCAAAAGGGTGGCAAGCGGTTCGCGGATTCTTTGGCGGTGAGGCTGATATACCTGAAAGTAAAAATGAGGCTCAGCTTGTAGAAGCTGAAAAGACTTCTATTACATTCAGTGAAAGAGACTTCTCACAAAAGGATCCAGAAAGTTATAAGAAGTTTAAAGAGTATAGACGTGAAAGAGCTCAGTTTCATGTCAATGAACGTAAAGCAAAGCGAGGTGGTAAAGAAACACGACAGTCAATTCGTAT